TGGATTTCTCCCAATAGCCATCTGTATTACCTTGTAGGAAAGCAACAATAGAATTTTCTCCGCCGTCCATGACCTCGGCTACGCGCTACCATAGGATACCGTGTTCTTTTTGATATTCTAATGCTTCTTCCTGAATGGTAATTTGCTATTCAAGCAACTCTACCTAACGCTCATTCGCGGCCTGGATATTATCAATGGCTTCCTACTGAGTAGTAAAGTATTCATCCTTTAATGCGTCATTTAACTGACTCTCAAGGTCCGCAATTCCACTGGCGGAGCCGCCGCTACGACGCAATAGAGCAAGTTGACGTTGAAGGGATTCACGATTTTCGGTAGATTCGTTTTGCTTATAAAGGTCTTGTTCTTTATCTAAGGCGTCTTGAATGCCCTCTACATAAGCATCATTAGCTTCTTCGATAAGTTCTTTTTGTTTCTCTAGAGCATCAATTTCTTTCTCCCAAGCATCAACCAAGGCATCATAAATGTCTTGCTCAAGTTCCATACGGTTTTTACGGAACTCTTCATCTACTTCATTTATTGTTTTCTGTAGGTCTTGGAGAGTTTCTTCGGTTTCATTGACGGTATCGGCAAGATCGTCGTAGTCATCAATTTGTTTTTGTAGGTCCGCAACGAACTGCTCTATAAGTTTAGTTCCTTCATACTTCTTACCATTAGCATCAGTATAAGTATAGCCTAACTTATTTAGCGCGGCTGTCTACTCTGCGGTAGACATTTCCTTAAGTTCTTGTAGATATTTAAGCGCACCTTTGCCGCCATTGGTTTCGTTGCCTTCGATATATTGTAAAGTTCCATTTTCATCAAAGGTCAAGAACTTAGACCAAATACTATTAGAAAGAATATGCTCTTTTTGGAGTTCTAATTGTTCTTTTTGATAATCTAAAAGTGTACGCTGATAATTCATTTGCTCCAATAAGAGCTTCTTTTGTTGCATTAAATTATTAGCATACTCATGGCCATCATAAACAGCAATATTTTCACGTTCAGCAAGTAAATTATTAATATCTTGCTCTACACGAGAAATCTTGCGACTTAAATTATACCATTCTTCCAAATCATCAATTTTGGCTGCTTCGTCTCCTCCGCCACCTCCACCGCCTCCAGCGTTCATAAGCTCTGCGGCGGTAAGGTTCTTCAATAAACCTTGCCATACGGATTTTGCGCGTTGTACAACAGCTAACGCCGCGGAAGCGCCGCCACCTGCGAACGCAGGGCCGCTTACATTGCCATCAGCCATGGCAGTGCCGCGAATATTCATTTGTCCGTTTAGGATGCCTTGGGTTTGGAGATGATTGAAGATTATTGCATCTTTAGGAAGATTAACAAATTCAGCACCATTCGCGCCCAACATATGATATTGGCCATCATATACTGCTAATTCTGGACCAAGCTCACCAACAAGAACTTTATTAGCTAATTGAGCGCCAGACATCATACGGCCGATAGAACCATCAGCAAATGCAGAACCGCTGATGTTATTTATGGTGCCAGTCCATTTACCGCCGTCTTTGGTAAATGCGGTAGACCAAATCTTAGGAATACTTCTAATTGCTCTGGCAACTGCAATCGCAGCATTTTCTACTTTATTAGCACCGTCTTCCTTAATGTCAGTCTTATGAGTATTAGGAATGGCATTGATAGCCTCAGTTGCGGCAGTCGTGGAAACCTAAAGGGTATCAAGCCCATCCAAAACTACAGAAGGTTCACTACTAGTGGTATCGAGAACTGCCAATTCTTCCTGAACTACTTGTGTCTTACTTAATGCGTCCTCATTATCAACAGTAATAACATGGTTGGCAGTGCTGCCCTACTGAGGCGCAGAAGTTGAACCTTCTTTTTTAGGCGATGTAGGCGTTGAAGGAGAGCCGTTAAATTCTGAGTTTACTTTAATTGGAGAGCCTTCTATATCTGTTTTTAACCCTTCATAAGCACTTAAGATGGAAGAAAATACCTCTTCACTATTAGTATCTACAAAACTAATCTTGAAGCCTTCACTCATCTACGTGTTAATAGAATCTAAAGTAGCAGAAATCTACGCTAAAATTTCACTGTCAGATAATGTAGGAACAACCCCAACTTTTAATCCGCTACCTTCTATAGTAGTAGTTAGACCAGCATCTGCGAACTATTGACTAAACTGTTGCTATAATGTCGCTATTGTACTTTCATCGGTAATATCTTTCCCGCTACTATCTTGGAAAGTTATCTTACTATTCGCAGTATCATATACTACTGTAACAGTTTGGTCAGTTCCGTCTACTTTTACCTCTTGTCCTAAGAATGCCTTATCAAAAGCGGCTTTAACTTCGATTGGAGTTATGCGCCAGGTAATATTACCCTTAGCATCGAATACGAAACTAAAATATTGCCCTTCTTGGCCATGAAATAAATTATAATTTGTTTCTAATTGCTGAAGTTGTTTTTCATCAAGGGTAACTGGCTCGCCATCCTTATCGGTGACAACTACTTCTTGTTCCGCTAGCTTTAATTCAACTTTGTAATCAACTTCTCCAGCAGATAAAGTGACGTTAGTATCTCCGCCTAATAAAGCTTTATAAAAAGCGTCCTAAACGGCATCAAAATCAATAGGAGAAGCGCTCCCCGCGGCAGCAATCATCTGCTATAACAATTTTTCTTGTGCGTCTTTAGTTAGAGTCGCGAAGGTCTGCCCATCTCCGAGGCCGGCTGTTAAAACAGCATATAATGCCTACGCAACAGCAGTAGCTTTTCCCTCTCCTTGTGCGGAAGCCTAAGAAATAGCCGAGGCTAATTGCATGTAATAGCCCGCGACGTCAAGATTTTTTATCTCGCCATTTTCGTCAAAAATAAGGTTATTAAATAAATTCGCGCCCGCATTTTCGCCTTCGAGGCCAAGCAGTTGACCTAAAGCATTAGCAGTATTAGCGTTTACGCCTACGCCCTTCTCATCAAAGAGTTTATCATTCTTTTCCGTTTGGATTTGTACAATAAGTTCCTTCTTGCTTTTGTCATCTAACTTATCCCACTCAGCGATCCAATCAGCCAAAGTTTTGGTAGTCTCTTCGCCATTAAAAGTAGAGGTAATATTAATCCCAAAACCAATGTCGCCTATCTCTTCAATAGCCACCATTGCCTTAAGCATATCCTCTAAGCCAGAAAGATATTTAATCTATTGCTGAGCTACCGCTTTCAAGCCATCGGTCATACTATTTTTCATCATGCTCATCGCAGAACTTACAGAGATACCCAACTTAGCTGCTACGCCGCCAATGTCAACAGTTCCCCAATCATCGGTATTACTGATAACAGATTGGACAAATTCTTCATAAGTAAGGTCGGCGCCCTTTAAGGATTTGGCCAAAGCATAGAAACCAGGAGTAGCCTTTTTGGCTTCTTTGCTGCTGTCAAGCATCGCTTTTAATCCACTCTATTTCCCAGCTCGCTCATATATAAAGTCCATCATATTAAGGAAGTCTTTATATCCAACTTCACCCTTGGACTTAAATGTACTAAAAGTCGTTTTTACCTTATCAATTTGTTTAACAAAGTTATCAAAATTATCGGTTAAACCACTAGTTGGTTCTTTATCCATAAAATTGAATAAAGGATTATCTGAGTCTAGCATAGCCGCGGATTGAATTTGTTTTAATACCGCAAGATATCCCTCCGCCGCTTCTTTCGCAGCATTATTAGCGCTATTCGCAGCATCGCCATACGCGGCAATACGCTTTTCTGTTTCTGCAATTTCAGCGTCAAGATCATCATAACTCTTAATAACAGAACTAGCACCATCTTTAATAGATTCAAATACCTGTTCTCCAAAACCTTCCGCAGCACCCTTTGCTTGAGCTTCATTGAATAATTTACCAATTAAAACTCTTTGGTCCTATGCACTAAGTTCTAAACCAGCGGAAGTAAGATTAGCTTTTCCGCTTAACTCATAGCGTTTACTTAAAGCATCAAAACTTTCTACGCTCAGGGAACCATTTGCACCCTTTCCTAAGGAATCAATATTATCAGAAATAGCCTTAATTAACTCATCAATTAAAGTTAAGCCTAATTGCTGTAAACGTTCATTAATGGTAGCAGTATCAATATCAATACCAGTTCCCGCGAATTCCTTAGCCCAAAGCTCGATTTTTTTAGATGGATCAACCGCTTCATTCATCTGCTTCGCAAGATCTTGTGCAGTATCTAAACTCATTTCCCTACCAGTAAGCTTTTTATACTCCTTGGCAAGTTCTGAAGCACTTACTTCAGTAGCGGTAGCAAATGTTTTAATAGTATCAGCGAAGGAGTGAGAAAGAGTGTCCTTTTGCCATTCTAGGGTGTGTATTAATTCGTCACTAGCGTCAATGCGAGTCGCGGCTTCGCGAGCTAATTTTTGGGATTCTGTTCTTACAATAGAATCAGCTTGATCATTATTTGCTGTATTCTAATAATAATCTAATAAAAGTGTATCTTTTTTAACCTATCTATTTAATTCCTCTATAATCTAACTCGTATTTTTCAGATACAATCCGGCACCGGTCGCATTTTCTTCCCAATCTAGCGCTGTCTGAATCCCCAATGTCTCTAACTCTGCCGCCAATTTCGCCGCGGTATCATAGCTCATAGCTTCACGAGAGCTTAGAGTTTTAGCAATGGAAGTTTCTTCGCCGAATTGGGAGATTAGGGATTGTTTATATGCACTTTTAATAGAAGAAGTAGCGCTATCAAATGAAGTAATGCCGTCGTTATAGCTTTTGATAATAGAAGCAATATAATCATTAATTTGCTCTGATAAAGGTTTGGCAATAAACTTATCAAGCTCTCCGCGTAATTGCTCATTATCAAGAACTGCAATATCCTCAGCAGTCATCTCGCCGGAGATGATTTTGGCTTGGTTATCTAGAATTTCTTGCGTGTATTCTTGAGTGCCTTTTTTCAAGCCGCGTTGGTATTCTTGCCAGGCTTTCTCAATTTCTTCGGGAGTTTTACCGAGTTTCTACATCCGAAGGGTAAATAAATCCTTATTATTGGCCTCTAGCGCAATCTATATGTTTTTTATCTACCAATCTGTTAGACCTTCAAGACCATACTCTTTTAGTAATCCTTCAACAGCCTACTAGTCTAATGTTTCCTCACCAGCTGCCACTTTCTCGCCAAGAGAAGCTAATCCTTTCTGGAAGGCTTCTGCCTGGTCAGAGACGATATAGCCTAAGGCACGTGATACATAGGATGGAACGTCTTTCAAGGCATCCTGAATTAACGTATATGTGCCATCTTGTTCCTATTTAAATAACTTCGTATATGAATCTTTATCATATCCGGACGCGGCTGCGATTTGTCCAACTTCGTCCTAAGAATAACCTTTGTATCCTTTGGAAGCAATTGTCTCATAAGCCTTAATTTTATCAACATCAATCCCAGCTTCCTTAGCGTCTTGGGCGATTTCCGCTGTTAGTGCTGCTGCCTTTGCTTGTTTTGTAGATTCTTCCGCATAATAATTTATAACATCTTGGGTGGCTTGGTCAATATTTTTACCTAAAGTTTCAAAATAATGTTTCCAATAAGCGGCCATATTACCGGCCTCGCCGCCACCTTCAACCCAAGCATTATAATCATCTTCGTTCCAATATTGTCGAATTGAATTCCAGACACTTTCATACTATAATAGATTCTCGTCTTCTAACTGTTGTTTCGATTCTATCTTCGCAAGAGCATTGAGCGTATTAACAGGTAATAAAGACATACCGCCTTTATAATAATCAATCGATAATAGCTTGTCCTATTCCTTCTATAAATTTTCTTTTAACTTGCTATTCTAGTCATCAAAATAATCTTTAATAGCCTCTATATTCGTACTATAAAACTTTCCATCAATAAACTAAAAATTTTCCCACTTCATTCCATAAGTAGAAATCATCTTAGTAACATCTTCCAATTCCATACCAGAAGATAACTTCTACATAGCGTCGGTAGCTTCACCCAAGCCTTTTGCGAGGTTATCTGTTAGGGTAGCATATTCAGTGATAAGGTTGGCGGCTTTGACAGGGATAAGTCTAATTTGTTCGATTAATTCCTAACCCTATTCTGTATCGCCAAGTTCTGTTTTCTCTATTTCTGCAATAATACTTTCCTAACCAGTATAACTAAAAACGTCGGCTCCCGCGCTACCTAATGCAGCTTGCGCGGCGTTTCTTAGAATATCATTTTGGATACCATTGATATAATTCCAAGTGTCTAGATAAGCATTAGCAACTTCCGCGGCACCAGCTTGATCTGTTTTGCCAGATTCAATTAGAGAGTCTAGAGTATCAGCAAAAGAGTCCACGGCATTATGATACATGGGAGGGATAGCATTTTCAATAGTATCATGTAAATTAGTTTTACCCTTACCAATGCGTCCCAGCGCCAACTATGTCCAGTTAAAGATCCGGTCAGTACCCAATAAATTTTTATTTAAATTCATTGATGATTTTATAATTTCTTCATTATAAACCTCATCCATCCATTTCTAGAAAAATTTTCTGTCTGTATCCGTAGTAAGTTTATTTAAAAACTCATCTCTTTTTGCCTAAAATTCTTGCGCAGTTAACTGACCAGACTAGACAGACTCGTTGAAATCACTAAAATCGTCATCAATATATTTGCTTTTAAAAATATTAACGACACTTTGTGCCCCTTCTGCCAGATTCTGATAAAGCTAACTCATTATTGATAAAGCGGTTGAATCGAACTATATATTACCATCTTTATCTTTAGTATATAAAGTTCCACTTTCTATTAAGCTTTTAATCTTATCATTATTCAATAGCGAGTCAACAAAAGAACTATTAAGATATTCTCCTAATCCGCTAAGATTCTGTAATGACTCTAGTGCTTCCTCCGTGGGGAAATATAAACTGGTCTAGGTATTTGCATAGGCTTCTAGTAGAGCTTTATTAGATGCTTTTAATGCTGCCTATTCCTATATTTTCTATTTCACTAATAACTATTCTCTGTTTAATGCGTCCTAAAAAGTCTCGTTTTTGTCCAAATCTATTAAACCAAGATCATCTAAATTATCATTTAAAAATTCCGTAGCATTTGCAATAGAACCGAATACTTCATAAGCTATTCCACTGCCGTTCTCTATTTGCTCAAACATTCTACTAGTGATATCAGCTAAAGGAGTATCACCAGTCAAAAAATCGTCATAAAATTGAACAAATTTATCGCCTTTTTCCTGAGCCACTGATTTTCTTAATGCTAGACGTGATGCTGGATCATAGCGGGTATCCATACTATCAGTAAAATCGTATTTTTCTTTTAATCGACCGAGCACGCCTCCGCCAGCACCACTTAATAAGTAATCCAAATCTTCTTTTTTATCGCCTACACCGTAAAAGATACTATCGGCTGCATTTTGACCATATTGTTTCGCAATCTTTTGTTTAACTTGTTCTACCAAAGAAGTGTTTTCATCGAGGGGATCAAGCTAAACATTCACTATACTTCCAGTTACCTAGTCAGCAAGCTCTTCCAAAGAACTATATGGAAAGTTATCTGGATTGAAATTGAAATCGGTAAACACTCTTTCCCAATTTTTTTCATCGGGAAGTGAAAATTTTCCATAGGCACTAGCCTATGACCCAATTTGTGTTGAATTAGTTATAAAAGAAAGTTTTCCCTAATTCTCGGAAATCGTATGATCTAAAGTATCAATTCTTTTTGCTATCTCTATACCTTCCTGTGCGGCAGCCTATAAAGTCGCATCGGCTGCTTTCTTACGAGCTTGTGCCAATAGCTATTCTGCATTAGAAGCATCTACTATAGCATTTCCCATTTCATCAAAACTATGGCTTAATTCTGGGAATTTTTCAAACGCGCTATTAGACGCATCGAGATATGCCTGCTATGCTTCTTCACTATCATAGCGAGCCTTTTCTAATCGTTTTAAATTATCTAACGTGCTTTTTAACTCAGTTGCTCTGTTACGTGCTTCCGCTCGTTTAATATCGGCTTCTTGTGATTCCTACTCAGCTTTCTTAAGAGCTTCTTGAGCTTTCTGTGCTTCAGTAGGCCAAGAAGTCGCCCAACTAATAACTGTAGTAATAATACCAGCAATCACGCCTAAAACAGGATTAATCATTCCCAGCTAAGTTCCAACTGATAACCCTGCTCCTAAACTGGTCATTACCGCGCCTGCTTCTTGATTTTCAGCTGCTACGGCACTGCCGCCCAAGCTTAGTCCTAAACTAACTGCTGTTAGAGCAGTTCCGATACCAGCCTTCTTGCGACTCATAGTCGCGGCCTTTGTACCTTCACCAGGTTGAGTAGAAGCATTCTCTAAAAATTGCTATTTATTATCATTAGCGCCTTGACGTGTTGCAAGTGTCATTTCTGACAAAGTAGCTTTCCAAGTTGCAGCAATATTATTAAAACTAGAAGAGAATGTATTTACAAAAATAGTACCTAATAATTTTACACCAGAAACAATACTTGCTACAGTAAAGATAGAAGTAAATTTGGATAATTTATTAAAGCCTTTAATTAAGTTATTAACAAACTCCAATGCTCCACCAATAGCAGGACCATTGATAATAGACATATAGAACTGTTGGAAACTAGTTGAAATGTTATTCAACTTTGTCTCTAAACTATCCAATGTCTTCGCATACTATAATAAACCAGCATCTTCACTATCCTGTGCGGCGCCCGCCACTTCGTCTAAACGTTCCCAGTTATCGACTAAGGCAATGAAACGAGATTGTTGACGGTTGCCTGCCATAATGGTAGCAATATAGCGTTGGGTATTTTTATCCAAGCTATCCCACTTAGCAGATAGTTCGAAAATTACATCGTCAAAATCACGGAACTAACCTTGCGCGTCCTTCAGAGAAATACCTACAGACCTCAACGCGGCGTCAGTTTTGTTATAATCGATAACTTCGCCTTCGCTATCCTGAGTTAAACCGCTCTTCATTTCACCATAACGAGAAATGATGGACTTTAAAGCGCTACCTAAGTTCTGCGCACTTTCACGAGTGGTTTCAACCATGACCGCTAACATCGCAGTTGTATTTTCAAAACTACTTCCTACGCTCTCAGCGGAAGAAGCGGTCTTAGACATAGCAGTAGCAAGTTCTTCTGTATCGGAAGCAGTGACAGCAGCAACCTTAGAATAAACATCAGTAACATGGCTGGCATCGCTCATTTCCATCTTAAAGGAACGAATAGCCACCGTCATAGCATTCGCGGCTTTGGAATAGTCCATACCAGCAATACGTGCCATTTTTAAGGTCTCAGTTGTGGCCTCCATTACCTCGGCGGTGCCAAGGCCCTATTGATAATACAATTGAGAAACTTCATAAACGCCTTGAGTAGTTACGCCATATTGTTGCGCGAGGGACATATATTGGTCAATTTTGCCCCATAAATCGCCAACAGACATATCGGTAACTACAGCGATATTAGTCATAGCTTTATCAAGATTTTGGATTTCCTGATAGGCTTGACGAATGCCCTACTTAATTAAGTTAACAACTTCACGAGCACTCATCCATTGTTTAATAGAAGAAGTCAGCTAAGCTTTGAAATTATCTGCGTCTTTTTGCGCGCTTTCAGTGTCCCGCTTAATCTACTCGCCTTTATAGTAGGCTTCCATTACTTTTCGCGCATCCGCTAATGCGTTGTAAGAGCCTTGGGCATTTTCCTCTGCACCTTTTCGTATCGGCCCTGTAGCATCGCTTTCTCTCTAGTTAACATTTCTCTGAGCTGTGCCTACTTGGCCTTCGTGCCGTTTGTCAATACCTCTATAAGTATCTTCGCGAAGATCCTCTATATTCTCAAGCTAAGCCTCAACCGTGCTTAATAAAGCAGTAGTCTATTTTAAGTTATCTTTCGCTGCTGCTACCGCAGTATCTGCCGCGGTAGATTCGCCTTGAGCAGTTTTTAAGTCTGCCGCGGCTTTAATTTGTTTTGCCTTTACAGCATCAATACCTTCACTATCTTTGACTACTTGCGCGGCTTGTGCCTAAATAGCGTTCTATCCTTGTTTATTAACAGGGGTTTGCTTTATATAATCTGCTACCTTATCCTTGATGATATCTACATAGTCAGGTGCGGCCTATGACGCAAAAGCTTTAATTTGCTCCGGAGTAAAACCAATCATTCTTGCGAAGAAATCGGTTACTTGGCGACCGCCTGATTTAAAACTGCCATTAGATGCTATCTGGTTATCTAAAATCTTTTGATATTCAGCAATCTAATCTTCCACTGACAAAGACTTATCCGTTGCCATCGAATTAATTTTCTTTGCTATATTTACAACAGATTTAGTTTCGGCATTTTTTACTCTATTAGTTAGGTCGTCATACTTAGACTATTTTCTACCAGTATTTTTCGTTGCCTCTGCCGCAACCGCATTTGCGTCAGCTAAAGCCTTGGTATAATTAGCAATTTTAGTGCGCGCATCATCCGCGGTTTTACCCATAGTCTTGATGTTTTGTTCAAAACTCTTGGACGCATCAAAACCAGTCTGGTCCTTGGTATTAGCAAGCTCATCAAATCTCTTGTCGCCTTTTGTTAATGTGCCAACAGATTGACGTTTCTAAGCCGCAATTTCTGCGTATAAATCTTGTAGCTCCTTCTTAGCTTGCCGTAAAGCTTCGGTATCAACACCCAAACCAGTGGCACTTGTTGTTTCTGCGGATTTCTATAAACTCCGCATGATTTTATCGATATCACGCATAAGCGAGAAGGATTTTTCCAAATCACTCGCCGAGAAAATAGATTGCGATGTAATTAAATCCAGGTCAGAAACTTTGCTAGATAGCTAATTAAAAACTTTATTTAAGCTTTTACCTATTGCGCTTGCTGGATCTACACCATCAAAAATCTTCTACGCATTCGCTTGCAATTGCTTGAACTGATTCGCGGAGTTCTTCATCTCCAGTTGCAAGCTAACTGGCAATTGTATGGTATTATTTGCCACGATTCCTTTCCCTCCTTATAAACGAAAAAAGAGCCCTCACTTGCGTGAGGGCTTATATATTAGATGCCATAAATATCATCATCTAAATATGTAATACGATAGACCATAGCATCATATGTTTCCAAATGTTCTGGCATCGCAACTATCCTAAACGTTCCCACTGTGGGGTCCGCCTACTCTCCCATCCGCAAGTTAATATTACTCATTATATATACCTTTGGCATTTCTAAAATGCCAGTATGAAGAATGCCATCGTTTTCATCCTTCAAATAAAAAGTCGCTTCCAGAGAGTATAAATTAGGTTTTCTTTCCCTGTTCATTATATAACTAATAGGCTAATTTTCAGGTATGAAGTAATAATCTGCCATAATAGTGGCATAAGCATAAACCTCTCCAAAATCAACCATATTTTCATTTTCATCTTTAGGAGTAAGACTTATATAATGTTGGATATTCTCTGCTTGAAAAATCTTATAAAAACGCTTTTTAGACTTATCAAACGAATGCCGCAACTACGCGCGGCCTTTTCCATCCAACTCTATAATTTCGTGAATAGGGACTGACATATTTAGCGGCTCTACCATATTAGATTCCAATAGCATATTTAAACTTAATTGATTTAAAGTGCCATTAGAAAACTAAAAAGTAGTATCACTTCTATCCTCCCAAACAACACGCGGCTGATTTAAGAAACCACCGCGGGCCGCCACTACCTAAGTATTCTCAGATAAACGAGCAATTTGGATATTTCTAAAATATAAAACTGGTTCGCCAGGAGCGAAATGATAATTACCTAAAGTCATATAGTCCTTTGCTTTTAAGACTACATCCTCTAAGTCTTTTATACCCATTTCTTGAATAAAATCCATTTGGAGTTACCTCCTATAATAAAAAAATGGGAGCTTACGCTCCCCTATATAAATTACCCATTAGGGGCAATTGATTTCCACTTAAAATTGCCAGCCGTTTTATTGCGGCCACGGCATACTTCACTAATTCCTTTCGCGCTAACGCCTGTTTCACGGGCGGCCTCTGCGATAGAACTAAAGGAAGCGATTAGATTATCATTTAAATCAAATTGTTGGACTGCGGTAAAACGTGGGCGTTTTTGATTGAAATCTATAGCGCCAACATCGTCACGAATCCATTTATATCCACCCGCGGAACCACGTTCACCACGAGTTACGGCACTAATATTCTGCATAGCAACACCAGTCGCATCAGCGGCTTCGCGCAAACTATCATATGTAGCAATTAATTCTCCTGTTAAGGAATATTGGCTTACTGTCTTTTTCATTTTTTCGTGATTGGCCGCAGCCAATTGCCGCATATGTTCGCGGTTCTTGTCGCGATTAGAATGATTATAACTGTGCTTTAGATTGTCGCCACGACTGCACCATTCCAAATTAGAAACACAATTATTTTCTTTATTGTAATCTTTATGATTTACATCAGAAAGATTGTCAGGGTTGGGTAAGAAAGCTTCTGCGACGAGACGGTGGACATAACAAACTTTTCTGCCTAAATCGTTAACTAAAGTAACTTGCCGATAACCATTCTTAGTCGTTTGTTGTTTTAGCACCATATTGTTGCTACGTTTGATTACAATTCCAGTATCAGTGACTGAATAGTTTGTAAAGTTTGCGATAATTTTTTCCATAAAAATACACCTCAATAATGTTAAATTATGGAGGGGAGATTTTCTCCCCTCCATAGATTGTGTATTTTTATGGAGTTCTCTTGATTAAAAATTTTTCTAGGATTAATTGAAAATTTTCAACCTATTAGTATTTAATCAAGCTCATCATATTGCCGTTCTCGTCGCGTAGAACGTTTAGAGTCATATTGAAGGTAGAAGGATCGCCTTCAGCCTGCATGGTTAAAGTAACCTCAGATAGCATCTTAGCCTTGTTAATTACGAACTGGAAGGCCTCGTCCTTGCCGGTCTTTTCAGAGCGGATTAGAGCGTCGCCAACTACGCGATAGGTGCCAGGATACTTATCGGGAGAGATAACTAGTTCGGTAGCGGCATCCTTCTCTTCTACTTCTTCCTGCCAGAAGAAACGAATACGAGTGGGCTCAGAAGCAGAAATAGTGGGTTCGGTAGAAGTCTGACCTTCAGCGGGTTCGGCAATAACCTGTCCACGAGTGCCATCAGTCATATTAACCCAACGATAATCGGCAGGAGCAGTCTTGGGGAAATGATTTTCACCGTCTACAGTCTCACCATCGCCAGTGGGGAAAGCAAATTCAGCGCCCTTATCAAATACCTTTTCAGCATTCTTACGAATAGTTACCTTTACTACTTCGCCTTCAGCCTGACCCTCGGCACCAGAACGCTTCATTTCAGCGCCCATTAGGATACGCATTTCTTCCCAAGAAATTACGGCATCTTCTAGAGTTAGGTTAATATCCTTGCCGTAGTCCCAGGTTACGAGTTTGGGGTTGCCCCAGCCGCCCTGAGCGGATACGTTCTCAGCAGTAGTTTCAACGGTAGAAACCTTTAGAGTGTCTAGGTATAGAACAATGTCACCAGCATTGATGCCAGCGGCTTTGTCCTCGGATAGAGCCTCAAAATAAACATTGGCAACTTCCTTAATACCATAACGTTCAAAAATATTCATGGCCATTGTATTTTTCCTCCTTAATTAAAAAGACATAGTCTTTATCCAATGAGAAAGTTTGTTTTTGTCAATCTTCGCGCCCGCTAATGAAGCGCGAGTATTTATATCAAACTCTTCACGCCAACTCATACGTTTGAGTTGGTCTTGGAGAGCGTAATATGTTAAATCCCAAATATTTAGCATATTATAAGCCTAACTTCCAATGGTAAGTGAAGCTATCATATCTGATAATTCAATATCGCTACCATCTTTCTTCTTTGCTTTTCGTTTCGCTTCCTCTCTGTCCTTGCGGCCTTTGAGAAGTTTTTTCTTTAAAGCACGAACTCTAGGAGAATCACTTTCTAGAAATTCTAGCGTGTCCTCTTTAGGGTCGCGCATCGCGCAAGCGAGAGCTACTAAATCTGAAAATCCTTGGAAATTGTCGTTAGTCAATATCCTCTTCTCAGAGAAGTCTCCTAAAACAATTGAAGGAGTTGGGTCAGAAATAAAAGTAGGCTTTTCCTCGGTAAAAAAGTTAAAAGCGGCACTAATTAATTTATGATTTTCTTTATCCATCTATGCCAACAAAATAAGATACTCAAAATCTGTAAGCGGAGATAATAACTTTTGAACTTCAGCATCTTCAACCGTAGGTTTTTGTATTGTCATAAAGGAGATATACTAATAAAATCGGTCTAATCCCTCCGCGGCTATATCCTTCAAAAAGGGGGATTTTACCAAACAAACATCCGAATAAATAACCGGTTTGCCGCTTAAGAACTTTAAAATTCTACTATCAGTTGAACTCATTTATTTTATAATACATAGAATAGCCGCCCAACTGAGGAGATAATACCAAAGGAGTAGCATGGGAAAACTGTAAGTTCCCTATGCCGCTTAATTTTGCCTGATTAAACAGGACGTCAATTTCTTGCATAATTAGATATGGCCGCAAACTATCAGCATCAATTACCCATTCACTATAAGGACAAACAATATCAAATCTAATACGAGTTACCTTAAAGTCTGGATTCGCGGGATTGATAGTAAAATTATCAAACACAGCAATAATAAAAGAGCACTCAATTCCCTCTTCAGGAATTTTAGGAACAATAACAATCTATTTATGTAATAAATCTGCTCCATTAACATCTTCATATTTATCACTGAAAGGGTCTGTATCCTGATACTTTAAAAGCCGGCATATTTTTTGATTGTGAATTAAACGGTCTGCTATTTTAAATAGGTTTTCACCCATTACAGCAAATCTACGTTGAGACATTATTATACCACCTACCATAACGCGACGACTTTAATTTTCTTTGTATAAACCTTATCCTTATACTTAGCAGTTAATGTAAATGTTCCTATTTTATTCTTAGAATTGGCAGTAATGGAACAATGATTTCCTTCGGAAATCATAGTAGCCAAATCAGTCGCACCAATATCAAACTCAACCTAATCGGCATTTTCTAAGATATACTCATTTGTAGTAGTTAAACGAATACGCTCATTGCCAATAAAAATCGGTTGAATAGTAGCCTCTGCGCCAATAACTATTGTCTATGTTGCAGAAACACCATTATAAGAAACTGTGACGGTGCCGCCGCCGGCTTCATGTGCCTAGATAAGTCCGTTTTCTAAAAGAGTTAGATTACCATCTACATTGATTTGACCTTTAATATCCTAAAGAACCCCATCTTTAGAAATAGAATAATTTAAATCTATTATAGTATTAGGCTATACGATTTGATTCTTAGGCATATCAATAGACCAAACTGCTAACTTATCAATATTCGCTATACTTTGATTTACATCATCACGTTGCTGATTTAAATTAGTTTCAGTGAAAGACATATGAATCACACCTGGCACTGAATTCTAATCATAGTCAACCAAATACCAAACTTCATCTAGCACCATAATCTCCGTATTAATTGCCATTAACTAATGCGGCATTATGATATGAATATGTTTGTTTGGTTGTGGTGTAATCATATCATTCCAGGTTCTAAAATTATCCTTAATCTTGGAATCTTTAGAACCTAATAAATACACCCAACTTTCTTTTAAAATACCAGTTGTATCAATCCACTTAATATAGTGATTGCAACGCACCATATAAAACTTTTGATGCGGCTAATAAGAGGAAGTGGTAGAACGATAAATCAACCACACCTCATTGTTCCACTCTATTAAGTCTCCCTGTTTTAGGGCCGGGCCGCCATCTTCAAGAACTTTGGTTAGAAGAATTTGAGAAACTCGATTGTCGTCTTCCTTATCTGTAAGAATGACTCCATCAAAAGTCTCAAAAACTTCGGCTTTTGTCAAATCTTGAATATTGCTAATAGATTTTAAGCCATACTATGTATGCTAATTATATTTTAAATAACGACGAAATTCTAATATACCAGAATTAAAGGCTCTTTCTTGCGGCGAAGTTCCTAAATGAGAAATCCGTTTTTTATAAACTTCAAGATAACTCATTTTTACTTAACTCCGTTACTAAGTTCATACACTCGAAAATAGTGCGACGAAAGTATTCATAATTTAAATACTTTAAAGAACTTAGCTTCCCAATCAAAGTCCAATAATTAATGGTACGATTGTTATTTTGAAAACCCATTAGTTCAACGATTATAGTATCCAAGAATTTTTCCCAAGCGCCCTCTTTTTCCTTTTCACATAAAAGGCCGTATAAACGGCCTTTTAGTTTATTATAATAACCCATCATTTACCGGCGAGCTTCCCAAATATTTTATTTGGCTTATAATGTTCTGCGCGGCCATACCTATCTAATAGTAAGCGGCATTCATCGCGAACCTGTTCACCAGTTTTATTTAGTTTATCAAGGAAATTAGCTTGTGAAAAATCTTTATCGCTATAAAGTTGTCGAATGTTGTCCCAAGTCGCAATACAGCGGCGAACCCATTCTAACTTCATTAGATTTGCTATAACCTAAATCTCGTCATTACTTAAATCTTCGTTAAAGGTGGCGGAATCTTTATCGTAATCTAAGGATACTCTTGGATACCGGAATTGAACTATCGCCGAATCTAAAATCATCCGCCAATCTTCTGAAACGATATCGTATGCTTCTGTTAGCATCCAATCATCTGCTTCAATTTTAGAAAGAAAAGCATCATAAACATTCTATAAAGGAGTAGCCATACGGCCGCACCTCCTTAATTCATAGAGCGCTGTAAGTTTAGAGCCTGTAGTACATCTACGCCACAATGAGTTTTGATTAATGCTACTCGGGGCGCATCCATTATAGAGAACTTAATGGCTGCCGCGATAATCTTATCCTTCATTGCAGGAGAAGCTTCTTTTAAAATACGCGCTAATTCTTGTACAGTGCCTTTAGTCACTAAATCCTCAGCATTAACATCAATGTCCTTAGGAATTTCAGGCATTGCTTCCTTTACTTCCGCGTCATCTGTAATAACTTTAATAAAGCCATTGCGCACATAATTGCGGCAACCATTATCATAGTTAAACTCTTCAAAAACGTCATCGGGCATTGTAGTTTCATGACCGGGGTTTAAATCACGACGATAACGAACGTTATCCAAAATAATACTAATGCGATAGCCGCTAGTATTCTTAATCCTTACTTTACTCATAAATATTCTCCTTTAACTCCTTTATTATATTGGGAGGAAGGAAGTCCTTCCTCCCGTTATAAACTATAATTAAGCCTGAATCTCGTCATGGCCCCAAGCATCGATGCCGGAGTTGTAGTAAATGCCCCAATAGTTGGGAGCAGATACGATACCAACACCAACTTTCTTGTAGCCCTGGATTTCCATAGAACGATCAGTATTCTTCCACTCATCGATGATGGTCTGGCCAACTAGAGCAACCTTTACTAGCTTCTCTTTGCCAGCAGGAATTACATAAGCAAAACGGGGGTCGAAGACTAGCTTCTCGTTGCTGTCATCCTCGAAAGAGTTGGGGATTACAACGACAGGAGCGCCAGCGAACTTACCAATGTAGCCGTATTCGCGGATTTCGTCGATTTCCCTATCAGAAACCTTATAGCCATCTGGAGTAGCAACAACATTTAGCATGGTAGAAGCGAATAGAGCAGAGCAGTAGATTACAGGAGCACCATAAGCGCCTACAACCTGCACTAGCTGAGCCATCTTCTGATAGTCGAAGGTGTTAGCAGAAACCTTGTTGTTAGCGGGACGGCCAGTGTTGTTCCACTGAGCGGCTAAGCAGCCCTGGATCTCACGGAAAATCTGAGTCATCATACCATCTAGGATGATTTCATAAATCTCAGCGATATCCTCTAGACCATCTAGGTAGCGCTCGAAGTCGATGATACCAGCACCGCCAATGGTGTGGGATTCTACTTCCATGTAGTCATAGTCTAAACGGAAGGTCTCGTATACACCAGAATTGGTAGCACGAGTTACGAACTGACGACCACGCTGGGCGCCACGCTTTACCTTGAAGACTAGACGATCGTTATTACCATACTGAGAAACCTCAGCAAAGGAGCCAATTAGCTCTAGAACCTTGCGGGGTAGAACTTCCTCAGCATTCTGAGCTAGTAGGTCAAATAGTTCATACTTATTACGACGATATAGAGAATAAGTACCAACTAGCTTCTTAATTTCATCACGAAGAGCGGCTTCGTAATCAATGTTCTCGTTGGCAAATTCAACGGGAATATTGCGGCCCATGGCGCAATCTAATAGCTGTTTAATAGTTAGATTCATTTTCTTTTCCCTCCATTACACACGCATCATTACGTACTTGATGCCGGGGGTGCCAGCGGGAACGGTGTAAAGCTTTACAACCTGAGCGTAGGGACCTTCGGCGGGTTCTTCAGCAGTTACAGTGGGGGCGCCTTCACCAATGGTAGGAACAACATATAGAGGACCAGCTTCTAGAGCATCAGCTAGTTCTTGACGCTGTTCGGCAACAGTTTCAGAAGCGAAATTATAGCTAAAGGTGTTGGTGGTGAAAGTATCGCCAACATTTAGAATGCCAACACGAGGATACTCGCCGGCCTTCTGAGAGTGCCACTTTAGAGCAGGACGCCAGCCGGTGAAATCCTTCTCAGCGGTGTAAACGATACCAAAAATCTTGGTAGCATCGGAAATTAGGCGAACTTCGCCATTGGCCTTATTGGCGTCTACCCACATGCCATTCTCGCAAGGAGCGGCCTCAGTGAACTCAGCACTTAGGGGGCTCTGAGAGACGATCATGCCAGTCTTTAGATACTCGGCGCGATTCATTTCTAGGACGCCGTACTTATCAATCATAAAACGAGCCATAAATGATTACCTCCATTTATTATCACTTTTTATAGGCTTTTAAAATCTTAAACAAAGTTGGTTCTTCGGCAGGCTCTTGCGGAATATGTACTTCCTGCTTCTGTTCCTTAGCCATAGAGAATTTAGTATACTCTAGTGCTAACTCTGTATTAAGCTCTTTAATAGTTAGAGAATCCTTCTTATCAGTAATGCTCTGTAGAATTTCCGCAGGCATACAAGCAGAGAACTTGTTGATAATAGCTTCTTTCTCTTTCTTTTCATATTCTGTAATAGTATCAGAATACTGTTGAATGGTCGCATCCTTTTCAACTAAAGTCGCGGCCTGGGCATTGAACTCATCTTGCTTAGCATTTAATTCTTGCTGCTTAGCTTCAAAGTCTGCCTTTAAGGTGTTAAGCTCTTCCTGTAGAGCGTTGAACTGGCCCTGAAGGGCTTCCTTATCAGCAACTAAAGTGTCATACTGATCTTTTAGTGCTGTATAAGTATTTAGGGCGTCAGTTAGCTTAGTATCCATTTCAGAGCGCGCGGCTTCAAACTCGGCAACCTGTGCTTTGTAATTGATTACCTCGAACTCTTCAGCAATAACTAACTTTCCTTCTTCATCAAAAGAATAAGAATACTTATTAACCTGGCCCGCGTTTTCACAAGATAGGGCAAAGATATGCTCTTCAGTAATTTCGCAAGGAATTAGGTTAATAGAGTAGGCGCCTTCTTCGCTAAAATTAGGATTTAGAGCATTCCAAATAACTTCGAAATGTTCGTGCTCTAAACCAGCTACTTTTACGTGCATAGCGTCCTTACCTCCATTAGAGAAATAATTTTTAATAGCTTTAGTAAATTCAATATAGCTATCATCATTCATAGAGAAGAACGCCGCGCCTTCAAAACAAGGAGTTTTCATATCACCTAAGATACAAAGACCAGCCATAACCCCTTCGGTATATACATATTCTTCAAAGGGACTATCATCCATCATGCGCCATTCTCCACGAACAGTTTCTGGATCAATTTCCATACTTTGGGTTTTTGTAAAAAGCTTTGAAGCTTCTTGCCAATATTTGGCCCAGACCAAAACATCGTAAGTAGCATATGTTCTAGTCACGCCATCTTCGTCCAAGTGGTCGGTCCAAGTTAAACTATTAGGAATAACGAAGCCATATGCCTTGGCTAATTCAGGCCCCTCATGCCCTAAGAAATCGCCACGCATAGCATCATAATATCCAATCACAGGTTTGTTATAAGCAGATTTTGCTAACTTTTCAGCGAACTCGTCAGTAATATAACTACCATTGCGATTAGAGTATTTATAAAAAACCCTTACTTTACCTTGAAATAACTCAGGGTCCGAAGTTGGTAAAAGCCCTCCTTCTTCAAAGGAGATGTCAAAGCGAAACGGTATATTACGTTCCATTTTTTCCACTCCTTAGGTTGCGCCCTCAAGATTTTTATCAGTCTTGTCGGAGCGTTCCTCAATATTTTTCTGTGGTCTACCGCCCTCATCACTTAAGTTTGGATTGGAGGTGGTCTTCTCTGGAATTTTTTCCCCGTCAGAAGATTTTTCTTCTTTTCCGGAAGTTGTATAAGAAGATTGTAGCGGCACCATAGATTTTTCTAGATGTAACACATTATTTTCGAAGTCTGTGATTTGCGCCAAATCGATAATATCCAAACCAATAACAGAAGCAACGGTTTGTTTCGGATAACCATATTGCGCAGTTTTTAGATACATATCTACATCTTCCTTGCGGAAAATAGAAGAAGTGGGTAATAGTTTGATTGAGAAATAAAGCGCATCATTTTTAGCCTTACGCCGCAAGAAACTATTAATCGCCAACTCGTATTGATGGCTCCAAGCAAACATAAGAGAGATATCTTTCTTAATTGAGAAAGTCAAAGCGGTGGAGCCGCTGTCGGCGTTGAAAATTATAGAAGAGGTTCCTAAATCATCATATACACTATTTAAATATTTTTTCAAACGTGTAGCAGAAGAAGAGGCACTTGCTTCGGTATCCTAAACGTTCTCTAAACTGATATCAGCATAGGTGGTAATAACATCAATTGTATCATCTTCCGCCAGCATATTACACACACTTTCGTGTAATACTTCTGCTTCTGGCAAACTAAATAATAGTTCCCCATCAGTTTTATTAATAGGTAGCTTATGAATTAATAACTTCCTTAATTCATTTTCATCGTGGCGTGCTTCGCGTTCCCGCGCTTGTTCTAATTCTTGCGCCGCGATAGTTGCGGATACAAATGGCGGAGTGTGGTCTTCATTGAAGAAGAAGCAAAGTCCGCCTTCGCTTGCGGGAATTTCCGCCCAGAATTCTTTATTTCTTTTATTTAGATATAGTGCCTAAACATATTTAGGGAATAATTTTAGAATTAATTTACGCTCAATATCATTAGATGCTACTGCGTCAAAATATGAGAGATTTAATTCTAAAATTGGCAATCCATCGGCATCCAAGAATCGGCTGCGGCAATAGCGGGCAGGCAACTTATAAAAAGCAGGTTTTTCTCCTTCGCTTTCTATCAAAAGCCCGTAATAGATACCCTCTGCTAAAACCGTTAAATTAATCTTTGGCAATACATAATCCAAGTGCATATCTTTAATATACTTAGAAATCTTCTTGTATGCCGGCTTCATCTTCTTGGGCCGCGAATCAATATCATAGTGCGGAACAATTACATAACCATAATTTAATAAAGTCGCATAATATTGCAAGGGGCGCGCATAAGTCCCACTAAAGCGACTATAGTATTTAGATAGTTCGCGTATGGACTCCGGGTCACCACTTTCTAAAATCTACCGAATTTCTTCCTTAGTAAATCCGATAGAAGATACACCATAATGACCGCGGCCATAGCGTTCTCTATAACTATTGACTTGCTGTGGAACTTTGACAGCCTTCTTGGCAAAACTTTCAAACTCAGTTAAATCACGGCCAGGTTTTGCCGCATTTTGAGACTGAGCCTAAATCGGTTTTTCATTCGCCATTGCTTATCAATGCCTCCGTTTATTTCTTGAAGAAAAGAAGGTCATTTTAGAAGCATCCGTAATACCGGTTTTCTTTTTCCGCACTTCTTTATCTTCATAATACTTGATACGATATAATCCATAACTTAAAGCAGAAACACGGTCTTTGTTAATGCGGCGAGAAATTTGCTCGACCGCTATTTGCCCTGCCGCGCCACTGGCTTTTAATTTTAGATTATTCATCTCATCAATAAGTCGCGAAGTCATGGTATAAGGTAGAAGAAATTTTTCCCGACTTAAATAATTCATTTTCTGGCCTTTTTTTGTAGTCATTAGTTTATCTTTTACGATACGTTCATTAGCGAGTAATAATAAATTGCCACTATTAATTTGAACGTAAAGATTAGAATAAATTTCACTATTCATTGTCGCGTTGGCTTTAATATTGAAAATAACCGCATTAGGACTTTTCTCTTGGCCGCGAGGAATAGGGTAATTGTCCTAATCGTTAATTACATAAAGCGGTTCATAGGTTTCGCCATTTGGGCCATACGAAGGAACAACTAGAGCATCAATTAGACCGGCACCACATTTATATTCCATAAGAGTCGCTAATTCTTACGCGGGATTTTACCCAGCTTTACATTACTGTAAAGATTAGACTATATCTTCACCCATAATATTATGGGGCTCTCCACTTCGGGCCGCTTGGCCCTACGGCTTTCGCCTAGTCGTTGAACGTTCAAGAAAAATCAATATTTTCAGTTAAATACGCCCATCGTTCGTGGCGGCGAATAGAATTTGCGTAGTCTTTACATAGTCCATACATTCTATCGATTTCCGCACCAGAATATTTTTTTGATAATAATAAATCTATTATTTCTAAAACTTGTTTTTCAGTCAGTTTACTTAGATTATTATTCTCACCACGCTAGGTTTTTAAACCAATATTAAAAGCGTGTTTTACATTCTCAGAACAAGTGGCCCATTCTAAATTACTTATATGATTATTTAATTTATTGCCGTCAATATGATTAACCTACAAAGTATCCATATCATTACGAGGGGAAAAATTCTCCAACATTAGACGATGAACGGAATAAGTATGACGTTTATTATCTTTTGAAATTAATCGCACTTTTTCATATCCATATCTATCAAGATGTGTAGATAGAAATCGTTTGCTAAAGTGGCTATATACTTTTCCATCCTCAGTTAAAGAATAATCATACTTCAAATCATATTTAGAATAGGTAATTGGGAATAATTTTTCCATAATATTTAAGCCTCCAATAAAAGCTTTATTTTTCTTGCTTCGCTGCTGATTGTCCCAGAGGGAGTTCCCAGCAATTCAGAGAGTTTTTCAAATAGCTTACGCTATAAGGGCGCTAAGTGCTATTTTAACGCCATTACCGTCGATTACAACCTCTTTTGGTCTATATTCTTTTACTAGTCCTTTGATGTGCGCGGCCTAGGCTAAAAGGTTCATTTTAGTGAGGTTTTGTGTAAATACCACTTCTTTGCGCCAGCCGCCATCACGAGGTTTGACTTTAAATACAAAGATAGAGGTATCGTTTTCGCCATATCTTGCGACGTCAACTGACATTAAATAAAACCAACCCTTATTAACTTGATCTTGAGTAAGGTTATATTTTTTTTCGCAATGTAAGAGAGCGCGTGATTTTTCTAACTTTTTGGCATTGAACCAAGAATCAGAGGAACCGCCAGTCCATATACTCATAGATTCACGAGCAAAACCATCGCTGGAGAATGAACTGGAAAGTTTTTGGTCTTGAATAGTTTTCTTATCAAATAGGCCATATCGTAATGGTAATTCGTAGCTGGCGCCGCAAATAAAGTAATCTTCAGGCTCCAATACGGCTAAGGTAGTTAATTCTATTAAACGTTCGTAAGCAAAAGTATTCTTTGAGCCAGCGCTCGTGATATATATCTACTATGAATGAGGTTCTTCGTCGTTCTGGCCGCCATCTGCTGTCATTCGCGGAATATTCATCCAAATATCTTTACCCCACTTGGGGCCATAGGGCTCGTATTTTCATACGAAGTTGAGACTATATCTTCACGCATTAGCGTGTGCTCTGTTTCGAGAAAAGTCGTTAATTTTTCTCTACTCCCTTTTGGGATAGTCGTTGAGCCAAAAAATCGGTAAGTATTTTGTCAATTTTATTGAAGTCTTTATAGGAAATTTCGAGTAAATCGATATTATTTTTTTTACAATAATCACGCTTTTTAGCGTCATTAGCTAAAGTTGTCTGAAAAGCTTTTTCATCTCCAAAAGTATTTCTAAAATGCTATTCTCCTTGATATTCAACAGCGATATAGTTGTTGATTAAAAAATCAAAACGCTAATGAGTTTCAGGGATGCTTGCTTGAAATTCATAGGGGATTTGTTTTTGCTCTAAAAAGTCAATTATAGCTTTTTCTCCTTTACTTAGTCGCGGGGCACATCTGGGGCATCCTTGACTTTTCAAGAAATCGTTAATTCTTGTTTTAAATATAAAACCGCACTTATGACGAATAGGAATTTTGTCAGTGCCAATGAAATCTTCGACCAAGACTTCATACTCGTTTTCTCCATATCGTTCTTCTATACGTTTTAAATAATTAATATGTTTATGTGCTGGACTTTTGCTAGAGCAAAAAGGGCAGTTTATTTGTTTTTTATTAGTGGCATTACCAATACTTTTTTCCCAGATGCCGTTACATTTTAAGCATTGTAAAGTTGTGTTTTCTTTAATTGATTTTCCATACTCTAATATTTTTATTTGATATTTTTCGCATAATTCAATAAATTCATTAACTCGCTTACCATCGCAACGAGGGCAGAATTTTTGTTTTTTTAAAATATTATATGCGCTTTTAACAGTTCTTATAAGGCCACAACGTTCGCACTTAATAGTTATAGGATAACGCACTCCACTATATTCCAATATAGTAAAGACTGCCGTGGGAAAAGTTGTTTTAATGCGTTCGGAAAATTCCTATTGAGAAATAATTGACATAAATATTTACCTCCATTTTGGTTGCTGATTGCCCATTAGTAGAACTTAGGCTTTCGCCATATTCCATCTACCTATTTGTTTCTACTTTCGTGACCTTGGAGTTAGGTATAGGTAGCTTTAGGGGTTTCCAGCAGTTAAGAGCATTTTCTTTGCCTTTTATGCGGCAAAGCCACAATGAAAATTTATGGGGATTATTACTTCAGCAAGAGCGGTGCCATCGATAAGGGCTGCTTCTTCCATTACGCCACCCGTAGCACGCTGACCACGGGAAGAGGCTCCTAAGGTAAGGATTTGGAATACAGAACCATTTTTGAAGATAAGTTCAATGTAGTCTGTAGACATATGTTGAGTTAAAACTTCTGCTTTTAGAAGAGGCCAATAAGTCCAAATTTCTTCTAACTTAGACTTAACAATGGCAAGAGAAGATTTCTTGAACTCTGATACTACAAATCGTTTAGAACGCGGCAAGAACATACAAGATAAATAGCAAGACATTATTGCCAAAAAGGATTTAGATGTAGCACGAGTAAAGGTGCCAAAGAAATACCTATAACGCATCATTGCGCGTAATAAAATTCTCTAATAATAATAAAACTTAATAGGACAATTTTTAGTTGCGATTGTATCTAAGAAGAGGTCAGGATATAACATAAAGTATCTATTATAGTCCTAAAATAGTTTCTCATTCTTTTCTAAAAAGTCCTAAGTAATTACTACTCCTTTCTCTACTGGTATACCTTCTTTTAATTCGCCCTAAATAGGGTGGGAGGCTTGTTCGTTAATTGAGGGCATCATCGTCATCGAAATCATCCTCCAATTCGGCCGCACCTTCGTATTCAATTTCCACTTCTTCAGAAGAATCATCGTATACATATTCTTCTTCCATTTTATTAGCAAGTTCTAGTTGTTTGCGGCGGTTCTCTACTTGGTCGCCAATGGAGCCTTCATTTAGGACAAGACGCTGTAAATATTTTTGAATGTTTCTGATTGTAAAGTCTACACTGTCTTGCGGCTCGGTGTGCCACTTAGGTTTCCATCCACGTTTTTCGAGCCAAGTATAAAGTTCGCCAACGCTGTCAAAGTCGCCAATGTTTTTTGCATTTTTTGGTTCAAAGCCTTCAGTTTTGACGATGTTGTGATAAATTGCCATTTCATTTTTTGCGTCAAGGCCCGCGCGAATTTTTTGAGTAGCCAGTAATCCCACTTCGCATAGGCGCTTTGCGTCGTCGCGTTGGGTAGCGCTTACGAGGTTTTGAGTAGTGCAAAGGTCATTATAAAAGTTCTCCAAATAATGATAGTCATCATCTGAGCGTTCCATATCGGAGGGCCACTTTTGCCGCATTTTCGCGCGCCACGCTTCGTTAATAGTGGGAATATTATCTAAGATGGTGCCGTTTTCCATACTGAGGCGCCATTTTTCGTTTACTTCTTTCCAGTCTAAACCTGTATAGGAAGTATTTTCCGCCAGCAGTTTAAT